AAGACCATCGGCATGCTGAGCGAGGTCAAGGAGAGCATCATCAATGCCTACGAACTGAAATCTGGCCTGGCCCGCACGAAGATTGCCCACATGATGGACAACGAAACCTGGCTCAACGCACGGAAAGCCGTGGAGCTGGGCTTCGCCGATGAGATCCTCTTTGGCCAGAAAGAAGGAGAGGAACAGTTGGAGGCTATGCTGTACAGCCCAGTCACGGTGACGAATTCCTTTGTACAGAAACTGAAACCCAAGAAAACCTTGCAGAAAGTGCCAGCCGCTTCCTTAGAAAAACGGCTGGCATTACTTATTAATTGATAGGAGGACAACATAATGGATACGATTTTAGCACTGCGTGAAAAGAGAAAGAACCTCTGGGAATCCGCCAAGAATTTCTTGGATACGGTGCGCGATGAAAACGGTATGATTTCCGCTGAAGATGCGGCCCGGTACGACAAGATGGAAGAAGATGTGGTGAACCTGGGAAAAGAAATCGACCGCCTGGAACGCCAGCAGCGGTTGGATGCCCAGATGGCTCAGCCGACTTCGGCGCCTATTGTAGAACAACCTGGCACAGGAAACCGGACTCAGGAAAAGAAAGGCCGTGCATCCAATGCTTACAAGAAAGCCTTCTGGGACAGCATCCGTCATAAGAACTTTATCGATGTGCAGAATGCCCTGAGTGTTGGCACGGATGCCGATGGCGGCTATCTGGTGCCGGATGAATTCGAGCATCAGCTCATTGACAAACTCCAGGAAGAGAATTTCTTCCGCAGCCTGGCAACGGTCATCCATACCAGCGGCGACCGCAAGATTCCCGTCGTGACAGGCCATGGGGAAGCCGCATGGATGGAAGAAAACGGCCTGTATCCGGACAGCCAGGATACCTTCGGCCAGCAGTCCATCGGGGCATACAAACTGGGGACGGCTATCCGTGTGTCGGAAGAACTCCTGAACGACAGCGTCTTTGACCTGGAAAGCTATATCGCCGGCGAATTTGCCCGCCGTATCGGTACCAAGGAAGAAGAAGCCTTCCTCACAGGCGATGGGAAGAACAAGCCGACCGGCGTGTTCCCGTCTGCAGAATTGGGTGTCACTACCAATGGAGCTTCCATAACGTTTGATGATGTCATTGATCTGTATCATTCCTTGCGCATCCCTTACCGCCGCAAGGCTGTATGGCTCCTGAACGATTCCACCATCAAAGCATTGCGTAAAGTCAAGGACAACAACGGAAACTACATCTGGCAGCCGTCTGTCACGGCGGGGGCTCCGGATACCATCCTGAACCGTCCCTGCTACAGTACCTCTTTTGCACCGGAACTGGCGACTGGCAATCGCCCGATTCTCTTTGGCGACTTCAGCTATTACTGGATTGCCGACAGGGAATCCCGCTCCTTCAAGCGCCTCAACGAACTGTATGCAGCCAACGGCCAGATTGGCTTCCTCGCCAGCCAGCGCGTCGATGGTATGCTGATGCTTCAGGAAGCGGTCAAGGCGCTCGAAGTGAAAGCGAAGGCCTAAGCCATGCTGGTCAGTCTGGAAGAAGCCCGGGAATATCTGCGGATTGATGAGGATGACACATCGAATGACGATGTCATCCTGTCATCCCTGGAAACGTCCCAGGCCTTGTGCCTGGATCTGGCCCGCTGCGAGGAAGCGGATGCTGAAGAAAATCCGGTCGTATTCCACGAAGCCATCCTGTATGCCGCCGCCTTTTTGTATGAGCACCGGGAAGAAGCGGATTATTCCGGACTGCTGAAGATGCTGCGGTGGCTGCTGTTCGGTGTGCGGCGCAGCCGCTTTTGAAAAGGAGATGATGCAATGCAGGTAGGAAAACTTAACAAGAGAGTGCAGATTATCAGCCAGAAAGCGCAGACTGATAATCTGGGGTTCGATATGTTACAAGATGCGGTTTATTGTACCTGTTGGGCATCCATTGAGCCTGCCAGTGGCAAGGTGTTCTATGAGATGGAGCGCAAGGCGGATACGGAGTACAGCAAGATCACTATCCGCTGGCGCCCGGGTATTACTCATGACATGAAGGTGAAGTATCAGGATCATCTGTATGACATCGATACGATAGTAGACCCGTACATGCGCCATGAATCGCTGGAACTGTACTGTACGGAAGAAATCAGGGGGCAGGACAATGAGCAGCAGTGATTTTGATTGTAAGGGGATAGACGAATTGTCTGGCAAACTGCTCTCTGCCATCGAAGAATTTCCAGGGACTGCCGAAAAGGGGCTGGTGACGATTGGCAACAAGCTCAAGAAGGAATGTGTGAATCAGACCCCGGAAGGCAGCACGGGCAAGTTGAAGAAGGGATGGAAACACAAAGTAAAGGGCTATAACGGATCGGAGCTGACTTATGATCTGACGAACAAGCACCCGGTCCATCATCTGCTGAACAACGGGCATGTCAAGAAAACGCCTGGCGGCAGGACCGTGGGCTATTATGAAGGCCAGCACTACACGGAAAAAGCCGTGAAGATATTCGAATCCCAGGACTTGCAGCCCGGCCTGGAGAAGCTCACGAAGAAACTCGTCAGGAAAGCGGGTGGGATATGATCCACGACATCGACATCCTGCAGGCGGTGCAGCAGAAACTGAAAGAACGGTTCCCGTATCCCGTGTACCTGCAGGACGTGAAAGAAGGATTCCGGCCGCCCGCATTTTTCCTGAAGTCTATGATGGTAACTTCGCCGCAGGGCGGTAAGGAAGTATACCGGGATACGGATATTTACATCACCTATATACCGCAGAAACAGGCGGCCAGCACATCCATATATGAAGTGCTGGCTGCCGTTGAAGACCTGTTCCGTGACGGGATTGCCGTCCAGGACAGGTTTTTTGCTGTCCTGAGTCTGAGTGAAGAACTTATGGGGCAGGACAATGACGGCGGACGGGTGACGCTGACTATCCAATATTATGATTCCGCCGATGAAACGGAAACCGCTGAACTGATGAAGGTATTGCATCAGCGGTATCGGGGAAAGGAGACAACGAAACATGAAAATGCCATCCATTAACGTCGTGTTCAAGGAAAAAGGCATTAGTGCCATTGAGCGAAGTGAACGAGGCATTGTCCTGATGATTCTGAAGGAAGAGACGTTGCCTTCAGAAACGGAAGTGAACCTGTACACGGCAGATGATATTCCCAAGGAACTGTCGGACAGCAACCGGGAACAGATGGAGCTGGCGCTCCGGGGCTATGTGAATAGTCCGAAAAAGGTCATCGCTGAAATCATCAGCAGTGAGACGGAGGACTATACCGATATTCTGAAAACTATCGAGAATAAGCGCTTCGATTATCTGGTCATCCCGGACATCGAAACATCGCATATCGATACCATCGCCACCTGGGTCAAGGGGATGCGTACCAATAAAGACAAGATGATAAAGGCTGTGCTGCCGGACTGTACGGCAGATACGGAAGGCGTCATCAACTTCGTCAATAAGACAATCCAGACCAAGGCGAAAACGTACACGACAGCCCAGTATTGCAGCCGCATCGCCGGCATCATCGCCGGGACGCCTATGACGATTTCCTGTACTTACGCGCCGCTGCCGGAAGTCATCGGCTGCGATGTGTGGACGAAAGAGGAAATGGATACCATGGCGGGTGCCGGGAAGCTGTTCTTCTTCTTTGATGGCGAAAAGGTAAAACTGGCCCGGGGCATCAACTCTCTGGTGACTACCGTCCAGGACAAGGGGACGAGCTTCCAGAAAATCAAGCTCGTGGATTTGATGGATATGATGCACGACGATATCCGCACGACGGCCCAGGACCATTACCTTGGCAAGTATGCCAACAGCTATGCGAACCGCTGTCTGCTGGTGACGGCCATCCAGGGGTATCTCGACCAGCTGGCTCAGGAGGGGCTGCTGGAGCAGGACCAGAATACCGCCTATATCGATGTGGAATCCACCAAAATCTGGCTGGAATCCAACGGCAAATATACCAAAGCGGAACTGGCTGACATGTCCGAAATGGACATCAAGCTGGCCAATATCGGAAGCAATGTGTTCATCGCCGTCAAGGCGTCGCTCCTGGATGCCATGGAAGACGTGACGGTAACCATTCATATCTAGGAGGTGAGGCGGTATGAACAGTATGGAAGCCAAACGGGTCATGAACGGTAAGTACGCCGACCTCTATATCGATGGCGACCTGATGGCCGAAGCCACCGCCTTTAAGGCCGAGGTCACGCTGACCAAGGAGGAAGTGAAGATGCTCCGCCATGTGGGCAAGGGCTACAAGGTCACGGGGTATGACTGCAAAGGGGAACTGAAGCTCCACAAAGTGTCCAGCTACATGATCAGGAAGATGAACGACAACATCAAGGCGGGCAAACAGACCGTGGTGACTATTGTATCGGTTCTCGATGACAAGGATGCCATCGGCAGCGAACGTATCGTCATCAAGGACGCCACCTTCGACAGCCTGATTCTGGCGGACTGGGAAGTGGACAAGATGGGTGAGGAAAGCTACAGCTTCACCTTCTCGGACTGGGATTTACTGGATTTAGCATAAGGAGAAAATAACTATGAATATGGTAGACAGACTGCTGAAAGCAGACGTAGTGAACAAGCTGGCCGAACGGCCCACGAAAAAGGTGAAGATGGAGCGGCTGAGCAAGCTGTTCGGCTTTGATTTCGTCATCACGCTCCGTGCCATCGACCCGGAACGCTATGCCGACATCCAGAAGATGGCCGTGGATTTCACCAATGGCAATGCCGATAACGTGGACATTTACCAGATGCAGACCCAGACGCTCCTGGCGGGTATTGCCGACCCGGATTTCAAGAACAAAGAACTAATGGAAAAGTTTGGAGCAACTTTGCCGGCAGATATTATCCGCAAATTGTTCCTGGCTGGAGAGATTGCTGACCTTACGGCGCAGATTACCGAACTCAATGGCTACACTACTCAGAAAAAGGCGGATGAAGCCGTAAAAAACTGATCCGGACCGATGGCGAAGTGCAGGCGATGTACCTCCTTTTCAGGAACCATCACCTGCTGCCGTCAGCGGTCATGAAACTGGGGTACGGAGAACGGCAGGTGCTGTATGCGTTTGTACGGTATGAGATGGAAGAAAGGGAACAGAAAAAAGGTATTTTCTAGAGTATTTATCTTCCTACTCAAAATCATCAAACTCATCTTCATTTTCTTCTTCTTGGGCAGATTTTCCTTCTGAAAAACCGTCTTCATAACCAGCCATATAATCATCGTTTTCATATTCGGGGTTGTATCCCCAATCATAATGAGCGTCTTCTAAACCTTTTTCGTAACCTTCATCATAGGTTCCCTCATCACTTGTGTAATAATCTTCATAATGTTGGGGGATATTATTATTTGCATTGAGAGCATTTTGATTTGTATTTGAATATTGTTTTTGTACTTTCTGGCCATTTTTATATGATTCAGAATTAGTTTTTATAGATTGAGTTTGTTGTGTTTCTGTTTTATGGGTATTACTCGTAGTGCTGGAAGCTGAATTGTTGTTGCCACAGCCAGCCATTAAAAAAATTATAAATGATAGAAAAATAATTAACGATATTTTATGGGGAAAGTGTTCGATGAAATCATTTCCTGATTTTTCAGGCTTCATATTTGTCATCCTTTCTGTATTTTATATCTTTCTTTTATTTTACACGATTTTAGTTGCTTGGAAAATGGCAGAACAATTCTTCCGAAGTGAGGTGAGACAGCATGTCCAACAACGTCATCGATGCCGCTATCCGGCTGCGGGATTTGTTCACACCAACCGTGCGGAGCGTCAATGCCAGCCTGGGAACCATGAAAACACAAATGGCGGCGGCAAAGCAATCGGTCAGCGGTCTGTCGGACAAGCTGACGGAACATGAGCGGATACAGAAACGGACAGCGAAAAGCATCGAACAGACAGGTGGCAAGATTTCTGGCCTGTCAGATAAATTTGCTTTGCTGTCTGCTCCTATTTTAGCCGCGGCCACGGCGGGTTTCAAACTGAACAGCGATTTCACCAATGGCCTGGCCAAAGTGTCTACCCTGGTAGATACGACCGTGGTATCCATGGACAAGATAAAAGAGGAAATCCGAAGCGTCAGTGATGAAACCGGGGCCGGCGTAGCCGACCTTTCAGAGTCCGTCTATCAGGCCATTTCGGCAGGTGTCGATGCCGGTCACGCTGTTGGCTTCGTCAAGGATATGACCATTGCTGCCAAGGCTGGCTTTACCGATGCGACAACTGCCGTCAATGGCGTCACCACTGTCCTCAATGCCTATGGGAAGTCGGCAGAGGAAGCCACGGCGGTGACGGACCAGATGCTCCTGGCACAGAATTTCGGCAAGACATCCTTTGGCGAAATGGCCCAGTCCATGGGTAACGTCATCCCGATTGCCGCCCAGCTCAATGTCAGCACCCAGGAACTGTTCGGTTCCATTGCCGTCCTTACCAAGAACGGCATCCGGACCAGTGAGGCCATCACAGGACTCAAGGCGGCCTACAGCAATATTTTGAAACCGTCCTCAGAAGCCGCGAAACTGGCTCAGTCTCTTGGCTTGGAATTCAACGCCGCCCATCTCAAGAGCGTCGGCTGGGTAAAGTTTCTTGAAGAAGTGAAAACGGCGACCGGCGGTGATGCTGAACAGATGGCACAGCTTTTTGGCTCCGTTGAAGGGCTCAACAGCATCCTGGTCCTGACGGGCAAAGGGACCGGGGACTTCGATAAGGTCATGAATCAGATGGCCCAGTCCGCCGGCATGACCCGGGAAGCCTATGAGAAGATGCTGACGCCTTCCGAGCAGATGCAGATCGCCATGAACCAGCTGAAGAACGCCGGGATGGATTTGGCCGTTTCTTTTACACCCTATTTTAAGGCGATGTCCCTGCGGGTGAAGGAACTGGCGGCCTGGTTCCGTTCGCTGACACCGGAGCAGAAAGCCCTCATCGGGCAGATCGCCTTCGGTATCGTGACCTTCCAGTTATTCGGCTCAACGTTGGGCCGGGTACTGACGGTTGGCGGCCGGGCCTTCGGAACTTTCAGCTCCATCGCCACAGGCATCAGCAAGGCCGGGAGCGTATCAAAATATCTGGCAGCACAGTTCAAGGGCATCATCCCGGTGGTGAAAGGCATCGGCCTGGTGGTTAAAGGTCTGGGCAGCACATTCCTGACTGTAGGAAGAACGCTCATCACCATTATCCGGGCCGTCGGCGCGGCGGCGATGGCCAACCCTATCCTGATTGTCATTGCGGCCATCATTGCGGGGCTGTACCTTCTTTGGAGCAACTGGGATACGGTATCCCAGTACATCGAAGGGGCTGTACAGGCTGTGTCGGAAGCGGTAGATGCCGGGATGCAATGGCTCACCTCGGCTTGGGATGGGGCCATGAACAGCCTCAGTGAAACGGCTTCCAGTATCTGGGAAAGCATTAAGGATACCTTCCGGAGTGGCGTGAACTGGGTCATTGACCAGGTGAATGGACTCATTTCCAGTATTAATGGTTTGTCCATCGACCTCCCGTCGCTGACGGGAGGAGCGCCGACTCATGTGGGATTCAATATTGAGCCCATCAGCCATTTTGCCAGAGGGGTCGAGAATTTTGGCGGCGGCTTTGCCGTCATCAATGAAGACCGACGGGGCGAGCTGGTCCACCTGCCGGATGGCAGTACGGTCGTGCCTCATGATGAAAGCATCCAGCAAGCATTGCAGGTTGGAAATGGCGGCATCACTATACGTATCGATACGATGAACGTCCGCAGCCAACAGGATATCGATGCCGTGGCCGATAAGCTGGTGGAAAAAATCCGGCTGTACGGCATGAACCGCATGAAGGGGGCGACCATCTGATGGCATCTTTTCTTGAATCTATTCTGAACGCTATCGGACAGGCAGCACAGAATCTGACAATTTCCCTGTCCGCAGGCAGTTCCATCGTGACCTTTCCTGTGCTGCCTTCGGAACTGATGGTTTCTGTCAATACGAACCATGGCACAGTGAACATCAACAACTATGGGGAATATCTCATGAAAGGCAAGACCGGGTTGAAGTCGCTGACGCTGTCCGGCTTTTTTCCTGCCCAGGATTATCCCTTTGCCTATGTCAGCCTGTCGCCCTACACCTGCATTTCTATGCTGGAAGCTATGCGCACTGGCGGCGAGGTCTGCCAGCTCACTGTATCGGATACGCCGCTTTCCATGCCCTGCCTGATCAGCTCTTTCAAGTTTGGGGAGAAGGACGGCAGCGGGGATGTGTATTACGAACTAGGACTGATGGAATACCGCTATGTCGAGGCCGACACGGCGTCTGCCAAGACGGACAAGACCACGGGCCTTGCCAAACGGCCGGAATCGTTCTGGCAGAAGATGAAGAAGAACATCACCTATTATCCAGGCGACAGCATCGGCAATGTCGTGGGCCGGGCCATCGGGAAGTCGGTCACACTCAATAACGAGCAGTTCTCCAAGTTCCAGGTCTACCGCAGCATTATCCGAAACGGCGGGCTGAAGACAGGGGACATCATCCGGCTGACCACGATGAACCTGAAAAGGAATGATGAAAATGTTCCAGTTAGCAAAAATTAATAAACAGACAGCAGAATCGGCTGCACAGAACACGGAAGTTAATCAGGCAGACAAGCCCCAAAACACGGACTTGTCTGCCTATGTACTTTCCTATACCTGGTCGGGGGATGTGGAACAGGCCGGCCGCAAGCTGGAATTTGATCTGGCCTATACCACGAAGGACAAGGACTGGACGAATGCCGTCCTGGAACTGGGGGACGAGGTGTGTTTCTCCTATACCGATGATGCTGCGCGGGAGATGTTTCCCATTTTCCAGGGGCGCATCTTTTCCCGGAGCCGGGACAGCGAATCGTATACCATGCGTTTTGTGGCTTTCGACAGTATCATCTATCTGGCCAAATCCCGTATTACCCGGAAATATGCCAATGTGACTGTGGCCGATGCTATCCGGCAGACTATCCACGACTTTCATATCGAGGCGGGGACGATGCCGGATCTTTCCGTGGTGTGCAATTTCATCGCCGACGACATTTCGGCGACCGATGCCATCAAGCAGGCGTTATCTTACCAGTCGGCACAGGATGGCAAGGGCTACCACATCTACATGACGGACGGGAAGCTGAACATAGTCTGTACCAATGACCAGGTGGTGGAGAACTTCCTCATCAGTGACGAAACGAATCTTACCGGGGCATCCGTGTCCGAGTCCATCGAGGACATGGTATCGAAGGTGGTGGTCGTGGACAGCGCGGGCCAGACAAAAGGGGAGATGCCGAATGACATCGACATAGAAAAATTCGGCACCATCCAAGCTATCTGCAAGGCTGATCCCAAGCAGGATGATGCCTCACAGGCACGGGCCATGCTGAAGACGGTGGCCCATGACATGTCCGTCCATACCCTCGGCCATATCCAGTGCATTGCCGGATTTTCCGTGGACATCCAGGAAGAACAGCTCAAAGGACGGTTCTTCATCAAGTCGGACAGCCATCGGGTTGAGGGGAACAAACACACGATGGATTTGAACCTGGTCTTTCACAAACTGCTGGACGAGCAGAAGCAGGAACTCGACAGCGCATCCTACAATGCCAATCCGGATTACGTGCCACCCGCTACAAGTTCTGCAGGCAGCCGTAGCGGCGTATCAATAAACGGGAATGCTGCCGGAGGCGATGTAGTGGATTCCTGCATGGAAAGTTTTGATGGCACCGTGTCGCCTTATGGCTCCGAAGGCTGTGTAGACCGGGCGACCCTTGCTGCGGCCGGGTATTCTCCTTTTGCCGCCCAGGAATATAACAGCAACGTCAAAGGCTGCGACCAGCTCCGGGCTGATGCCGAAGCCCAGGGGCTGGCGATTCCCTATGACCCGTCACAGCTTGAGAAGGGCGACATCATCATGTACAACCGCTACAGCAAACCCGACCCGAACTGGCATGTCGTGGTCTATGACGGCAACGGTGGCTGCTGGGGCAACAGCTCCAATGTCTATGGTTGTTTCCATCATTACGAAGGAAGTATCGATATGGGAAGCGACTATTATCCGGCGACTATCATCAAGACATCCAGGGGGTGATGAGGGATGAAGAAAAATCCGTATATCAGCCTCCTGAATCTGATGGAACAGGTCTCCCGGAGCAGCAACAGCCCGTCCATTCAGATTGGCGAGATTCTCCAGTCCCCACCGGATATCAAGGTGAAATACAACGGCATTGTCCTGACGAAAGAGGAACTGTGGATTTCCCATTATCTTCTGGCGGGATATGGGAGAACCGCCGAAGGGCATCTGGTATCGGCTACCCAGAACCGAGCAGGCGGCAGTGGGGACGCGGCTTACCAGTCGCATAATCATGATATCGACAACGACTATACCGATTCGGTGATTACCACGGACACCCTGAAGCCGGGCATGAAAGTCGCCATCATGCCCATGCTGGTGAATGGGAAAATCCAGCAGTATGTGATTCTGGATGAGATTGTGAGGTTGGACGGTTATGGCTAATCCTTTTGTGGCAATGGCATCTGGAGAGAATACCACTACCAGAGAAACACTGCCGCTCCTTTCGGAATACGGCTATGACTTCGAGAAGCACCGGTTCCGCTATGACGAGAACGGCAACAACATCACCGTGACTGAGGACGAAGCCCTCAAGGTGTGGATTTATAAAGCCTTGATGAC